AGTTTATCTCAATTTCAGCTGTAATATAGTCAAAAATTTTTGTAGCCTCTTCACTGTAATTTTCATCGTTTATACGAATCCACGCATCTTTCTTCTTATCGAAGTATTCTAAGTAACGTTTTACCTTTTTTTTAGTCATCACTCAATTTATGGAAAAAGAGTTAAAAAAGCAATCGGCAAAAAATTGCTGTAGATTGTATGTACGTGATATAGTGTATAGCCACCCCCCTTTATATGTTTATGCAAACGGTGTATTTCGTTGAAAAAGACCAACGAAATGCATCCATCGCATAAACAAGGTAAAATAAAGTAGGGCGTGTATGCAAAGGGACGCATACATCGTCCACATTATTATTATATAGTGACAAAACACGTGCGGAAAGACTTAGACTTTCACTCACGCACGCAATGATGACGCAAAGGGAAAGAAAGCGTCACATCAACCAGCGTGAAAGTCTTTTCAAAGCACACAACACACACTCAATGATACTCTTTATATAAATCCATACATCAAATCATATGTATAACGAACCTCATAACGTCAATTATATACGATAAGCCGAGGCTTGTAGGTTATGCGACAAAGATAAAAACAATCGCATAATCCATCGTATATAATCTTGTTATTTCAGCGTTATACTCAAACACAAAGCACAAAACCAAACCCTCATTCTCTTTGGAAACTATACCGCTACTCTTTGTAGATATGTATACTTCCAAGGTTTTACGGCTTTTACCCCCACAGAGAAACAAAAGCCAAAGATTTAAGGATAAGTAAATATATAACACTTAAGCCTAACTAGTGCAGTCGTAATGAAAAACTAGTTTCTTATCCTTTTATTCAAACAAAAAGAATTAGGAAAAAAACCCTAATTCTCTTTGGTGAAAAATCTATCGCCATTGAATAATTACTTCATAAATAATAGATTAATCTTTCAAAGAAAGGACAAAACAAAATGAAAGACATTTTTACATACGTTGTCAGACGTATTAATAGTTCTACTGGCAAATGGGACGTTGTTGCAGATAGCAATGATTTCCAATATGACGACAAATTAATTGTTGCATATAATCCATCAGAAACACCTCTTGAGGTTCAGTTATCTGATGACGGCAAAAGTGCTTTACAAGAATTCTTTGTGTTAAAAGCAAAAGAAATCTCTGATAAGCATTTAGCAGATTTATCTTTACAAGTTAATTATCGTAAAGAAACAGAGGGCTTAATTGTTGGTAATTATCCTGATAAAGATAATACCCAGTTTGTCAAATGTTTTGGAACGTTTAGTTATGCCAAGGGTAGCAATATCCAAGCACAATTAAATTATTAATTAGCATTAGTAGGGCTATGTATGAAAATGCATAGCTCTACAAATAGTTACAAAGTTAAAAAATTTTCGCAATGCTGCGCATTGCGTCTGGTTAAAACAAAAGGATAAAACATATTATGTATATTCCATATTATAAAGACGAGATAGTTACATACTTAATAGGTAAATTTCCAAACTCAAACAAAAGTTACTGGAACAAAAGAAATAAAACATCACTTATTAAACTATATGTAGGTATCAAAAAAGGTTATATTAAAACTTAGAGTGCTAAGGTTATACGAGAATTCGTAGGGGTAATATCGAACATAGAATTATGTTCAATAGTGTTTTAACATTAAGTATTGCTTCCCAAGTAACATTTGCAACTTAGCACTCTACAGAAACAAAGCCAAATATAAGACAAAAGGCAATGTAGGGGGTAGCGTCACTGGGTACAACTAACCATTCGTTCATTCACTAGGTACAACTAACCATTCGCATAGTTAGAACCTTCATTCTTCTTGGTTCATTCTATATCTATAATAATATTAAGGTTTGTAGATATCAGATAAAGTATAGATTTAATAATTTATAGACGTAAACTTAGCTAGTATATGTCTATAAAGTTCGTAAGCTTGTAAAACAGGGATACACCCTAACAAGTATATTCATCTTAAATATAAGTATTGCAACCACTAAATAGTGGAGTGATAGTTACGTGTAAGTAATATGAATAGTATTTTGCATACACAATGATAGAGAGTAGTGTATATATGATAAATGCATAGAATACAAGGTCACGTAATTGGCGAGCCTTGCTATGTCTAGAAGTTAATACAATGTATAGTGTCAGTGATGACAATCAAAACTATATAAGTATGTCAGATATGATAACTAATAGTATCGTAGAAGCGTGATGCTTCTCTTTGAAAATCAACAAAATCATAGGTAAACTCAAATCCTATACGAACAAGCACATCATAGAGTTATGGTCCAGCAATGGAATATTAACCTATGGTGTGCAAAAAACTGAATGCAAGTCTATAGCGATGACTTGTCATGTACGGACTTGTATTTGGTTACAAATAAAATGTAGACAGCACAGTTAACATATAGTGGATTCGGAACTACACCGATGAACAGCCTATTGGGAACACTTTAAAACTATATCAACAAAAAGTATAGTCTGTGCTGATAAATTAACTTAATAAAAAAAAGGAATAGATATGATATCAATACCAGTAATAGTTTTATTACTAACAGCGATGCTAGTAATGGTTTTAGTTTTGTTTTCTTATGAATATGGTAAGCAGATGAGACAGTTAAAAAGTTTAAAAGAAGAGATAATTATTTTAAAATCGGAGCTTAGTTATGAAAGATGGAGTAAACAAACAAGATATAAATACGAACTTGAGCCAATCTCAGGTCCGTACACCAAGAAAAAGAAGTAAAGTAGTCAAAGAATATAAAGAACCAGATACCAATGTAAAGTATAGAATAGTTGAAGAGTGGGAAAGCGAAGACGCATTCTTTGACTATGTAATAGAAAAGTTTAGATAATTGGTGTCAACAAAGTAGAATATCTATTTTGTGGGGAGTTTAAGAGTTTTATGAACTAGCCTTGAGTAAAGTAGGTTTTGAAACCTTGTTACAAGTTATAGGACACATCTAGACAAATGATAAAACTCTTGAACTTTAACAGTAAAGGAAACAAAATGAATAAAGGTGTGATGCTATGTTAGGGATTAAGGGCAAATCCTATGATAGTTATTATTTAAAGGTATATTGTGTAGAGATTTCTAGAGCCTCTATGGGTATGCGTGCAATCGATAGTAACTTAGGGCCTAACAACGTAAGTCCCCCGTGTAAAGTTTGTTAAATTGATAAAAGGAGTACTATGGAAAATAATAAGATTATACTAGCGTTAATAGAGCATAGATTAGCAGTTGGTGCCAAAGAATATGAACAAAATGTTCCTTTAGATGGTTCTAGAGACCATATAACTGATGCTTTAGAAGAAATATTAGACTTAGCAGTATATATTGCTGCACAACTAATAGAAATTAAAAATAAGCAAAAGCCTGACTTTGAATATAGTGAGGAGAAAGGATTTACATTACCATGATAAATGTTATGATATTTGTAATAGGATTATTAGCTGGTTTTTCAGCTAGTGAGTGGCTAACTAAAAGAAGAGCTACAGTGCAAAGTAAAATTGCACGTGACATAATAATAAACAAAGCTTTATACAGTAATTATGAACAGTATAAGCACAACTTAAATTAAGGGGTATAAATGAAACTACAAGCAGTTGAACGATTTATCTACTATATCGTAAAAAATAGTAGACTATTTGATATGAGAATTAGAAATATGCATCCATTATCAAAACTAAAACATTACTTATATATGAGTAATCACGTTGCAGATAAATATAAATTTATCTTTAGTAAGCATAGTATGTTTGGTCAAATATTAACAGCAATGGATGATGAATGGGAATATATATTTAAACAACATTACATTAAGAATGAGTGGACTTATTATTTTGAATCTCAAGTAACATTACAAAGTGATTTTTGTAGTTATGAGGAAGATATTGAAAATGAAGGAGTTAATGTTCTTAATGATTATGTTTGTTCTGATACAACACCTACAGTTGAAACAGTTAGAGAAGCTATGTTGGAATCGTTTAATCAAGATTATTTAGAGTTTGAATTAGATGATGAATCAGAAGAAGGTTCTATGGAAACACCACATGAAGTTGTTATGCTTCCAAAGGATGACCAGATGGTAAGGTATCTAAATGATCTAGTTGATGATAATACAGGTGAGTATTTAATTGATTCTGGTTCAGAACAGGATGCTATTGACCAAGTTAGTAATGAAGCGATATCTACTATGATGGACAAAGAATTTAACGATATGGTATCTAAGTTTGATGAAAACTCAGAGCTTACTAACGTTGAAAACTACATTGAAATGATAGAAAAAGTGGATTTATTTACATTCTTAAACACATTAAATAAAGGAAAATAATATGAGCAATAAATTTAATACGGATACATTTCATAATTTTCAGATTGTAAGAAAATCTAAAGATATGAAAGATAATAGGCATGGCGTAGATTGGTGGACAGAACATAGAGCTATAGCATCGTTAAAAGATATAAAGTCTGACGAAAGTAGAGCTAGTTACTGGAAACACATTACAAATGATACTGCTATTGAAAGTATGAGAGTAGTAATTAATGGTTCTAGTGATAGTGGTGGTATAGAGGAAGTATATTTATACGACAGTTTAAATGATGAAATATATCCTAGATATCAAACTATGGATTTTCCTTTAATAAGTGAAACATGTGATGATAAAGAAGGTAATGTGCATTGTTATAGTAAAGAAGGTAATAAATCTTATGCATTTGATAAAGAAGGAATTATTGAGAATCGTAATGATTTTCGAAATTACTTAAAAAATGGTTGGGATATATACAAAGCTAAGAAAACTAGTTCATTTCATCAAAACGATTCAAACGTTACTAATGTTCATCTTTGCAAACTTGGAGTTAAAAATGATGGTTTTTGGAATGATGGTTCTTTGTATAACTTAGAATTTCCACAATTAACTAAATATAATCATATGTATAATGGTACAGTAAATTCATTAAAGGAATTTCTTGATAGTTTATATTATGGTGTATTACCAGGTGGTTGGGAAATTAATGAAGGTTCAAACAATGAAATAGTTATTACTTCTGACGCACAAGGTAATCCAGTACTTGAAATAAATCATCATTACTACGAAGAGAGAACTAGTGATTATCGTTTAAATACAACTAAAGTTATTGATTACATAGAAAACAATGTAAAAAATAAAGAATCTAAAGTATTTAATCTTGACACTAAGAAAGGTAGTCAAGAGTTCTACGAGTTTATTAACGAAATAAATGCGATAAGAGAGGGTTGATATGGACCCTTTATATCACAGTAAGAGTAGCGTTAATAAATGGGGTGGAAAGGAAGATGATTATCTTGCTATTCATCACTGGTTTGACGATACAAAAGTAGGTTTTGCTTATCCAGCACATAGAGCTATGAGGCATCATTCAGAAGGTATAGGATGGTGTATAGATAAATTTGGTAAAACAATAACATTATCAAATGGAAAAGAAATACCAACTAGATATGTGTGTGAACAGCACATTATGGAAGATTGTGGTTGGATACCTACAATGAAAGACTGGTTAAAGCATTTAAAACCAGAACCTTGGATGTTAAAAGTAGGAAACAAAACTATAGCATCTAGTCAAGCAAGAATGCATTAAATAAATACAAGAAGTCCTGAGTGGAGAATATGTTTATTCATATTATACCTCCATATAAATCTCTACTTGGGATTATCTTGTTTAATTAAACAATAAAAGGAATGCAATATGATAATCGTAGACGATACAAACACTTGCAATGAATGTGGTGCATATTATGTAAACAAAAACTATTGTGTTAATGGACATTACATAGATGCACTTGAACAAGCAATTATACTATTAGATGATAATCCTAATATAACAGATGAATGCGATGGTATTATAGTTTCAAATGAACCAGATATTGCACAAACGTTATTTAAATTAAAAAAAGAAATAGAAAAGGGATAATATGAAAGAAGAGTATGACGATAACTTTAATCCAATAAAAAAGTATGAAAGCAAAACATTTCCTTATGAAAATAACAGAAAAGAATTAGAAGATTATTTTTATAAAAAACACGGAAATGGTTGGTGGTATTATATTGATTGTCCTCAAGATAACAAAAAAAGACAACATTGGATTAATAAATTTAGAAAGAAAGGTGTATAGTATGACAGAAGTAATAACTCAGTGGTCTGAAATTCATAATTGTAGGCTAACATCTACAATAACGATAGAAAGATTTAAAAGAGATAAAGATTTGCTGAAACAAGAGGCAGAAAAAGCAGAACAAGGATACAAACAGTATAAATATGTTTGGTCAGTGCATTTTCCTAGAGTTTCTTGGATAATACTTAGAAATTCATACTATAACACAGCAATGAGTGCATTAAAAAGAGGAAAAGGACCATTATATGAAAAGTATAGTAAAGTATATCAGTCTGGAAAATCAAGTGTTCCTTTTTGCTATGTAATGAAAGAAGGTAAAAAAATAGGAAATTTATTCTTACGTGAAGATATAAACGAAGATAAATTCTTATTTATGCCTAAGCATGGCGGCGTTCATAAAAGTATTTTACACTCACTACCTTCTAGTATAGGTAGAGATGGTAAAAAGAATTGGAAATCAAGTATAAGTAATGATTATTACATATTTGATTTGCAACAAAACGGCAATATAAAACCTAAAACACAACTATGGTATAGAAAAAGGAGTTAATAATGGATAATATTAGTAGAAGTGAGTTTGAACAGTTTGTTGAAGTTCGTGATGGAGGACATTATAATATGTTTGACCCCAGTGCAAGAGCTGAAACAACATTAAGTAAAGAGCAGTGGATTTCTATCATGAAAAACTTTGAAGAATTAGATAGAAAATTTAATTCAAAAGAGTCTTAACATGAAAAAATCTAAGATAACATATGTAACTGGTAGTGGTAAGAAAATTACTACCAAAAGAGAGTATACTAAATTTCCATACAAAATATCTGAAACGTCTATTGTAGATAATGAAGATGGAAGTTTAGACGAATGGTTAACAATAGAAAATCCTTTTAGTGGTGATTCATACAAATTATCTCCAGTAGAAGAAGCGGTATATTCTATTATTATGGGTTCACAAATGATCCCTGGATATATGACAAGTTCTAAACTACAAACAGATGTAAGAAAAGGTTTAGATTGGTTTAGAGCAAACAATGCCAAAGCATATATGGCATTATTAGATTAGTCACATTACAGGTCCCTGTACTTAGGTTCCTGAGTGACTTAAATCGGAATAGAGGTAGCAGGTTAGAGATACTAGTTTTGCTAAAGCTACCTCAGTTCTGAATATCAGAACAAAATGAAACACCGAGGCAAATAAGGACAAACAGGACCGAAATCCTAAGAAGATAAGCTGGGTAGTTTACTACCTATAGTGTAAAAAGAGTCTTCACGTTGGTCAAAGGGAAGCAAACCGTTTGCCTCAGTTCTGAATAATAACAAGAAAGGAATACAAATGAGTAATTACGATAAAATATTTAAAGTTTTATCAGAGTGGTATACTAAAAAACAAATTGATAAAATTTGGGAATTATTAAAAGAGTTTGATAGAAAGGAAAATAACAATGAGTAAAGCAGAAAAAGCTTTTGAATTACAAGAAAAAATAGGAAGACTAATAGATAAGTTAGATGCACTAGGATTTGAATTTATGTATTTTAATTTTACATCATCTATTAGGAGAAAAAGAAAATGAAAGACGAAAA